CTTGCCACATGGAAGATCCACATGAAAATGTTTCGCAGTCCTTAGTACTGACTAAAGACCCTACGTATTCGGTAATTTTTCCTGATAATGACGTTGATAGACCTGCTTTTGTGAAAGTTTCAATAAACTCTCCTGAACAGGCTGTCTCGTATTTCTTTAAAAATAACGATCATAGACGTTGGTCATTTATCGGGGATACTCTACCCGAGGAAAAGAGTAAGTTTCTTAGCTTTGAGAATTGCTTCGAGCTTTTGCGCTTCGAAAATATTCGGCTAGAAACTTTTGGAAGGATCAGTGAGAGTCTTCATACCCTTGCGGAGATATATCATCTCTTCGGTATGAATCGACTATACTTACATCCGGTTAATAAGGAACAATTCAAATATAATTGTCTTTATTATAAGGCTTTTAATAAAAGTTTATTAAAATTTTTAATCTATCTCTCTGAAAATGGAGAAGATCAGTGGATGGCCTATTTAAAATTTTTAACCTCAAACTACTACGCTATTCATGAGACTGAGAACACTGACCTAGTTCCAGCCGTCAAGAATCTCCGAAAATATTGTAAGAATATTTTTGGTGGAGTTTTTCAAACTTGGCTTAGCCGTCTGACTCGTTGTGAGCCGACAAAGTTTAAGGAATTTATTTTAACAATCAATATGTCTAAGATGGGGTTACCTCGACCAACTGTCGATATGGTAAAGAAGAAGGAGTATGAAACAGCCGACTTCCTAACGAGTCCACCTCGTCCCCTTCCAGATGATGAGATTTTATCAAATCATGGAATAGAAACTAGTTTAAATAAAACTGAAGTTTGTTATCAACTTAGACGCACTGTTCGTGAAATTTTTGGAGGTTTACGTTATACTAATCGAATGCATTATGAGCCATTCTGTCCGTCAACTAATGCTAACTACAATCGTAGTCGTGCTAAAGGAGGAGCCGTTGGTGAATTTGTCATCAAGGTCCTTCCAGAGGTTATGGAGATGAAGATTAATAACGCTAAACGTGAAAGCGAAGATTTCTTAGATTATGGAGATTTCTACTTTCGACCTGAGGAGATCGACCGTTTAGGAAACCATAGAGAGTTAAGCAGGGGAAAACATATTGTAGCCACTTTAGTAGATGCAACTGGAGTTTGTAACATCGAACAAATGGAAATAGATGAATTTTCACCTGATATCTTTAACATCATGCCTTTGGAAAGGTTGAAGGCGGTTGCCTATGATGAAGAGGATCTTCGAAAAAGATGGATTATGACAATGGATAAGATAAAAGAATTGGCTGAGTATGAGCAGGCTATTGTTGAACCTGTAGGCCTTGCTGAGGCTCTTAAAGTTAGAGTTATCAGTAAGGGTCCTCCCCTTTTATATACTTATCTGAAACCTCTTCAGAAGTTTCTTCATTCAACATTGCGAAAACTAGATGTTTTCCAGTTGATTGGGACTCCTGTTACAGTAGATATAATTAATAAGACCTTTCCCGATTTTGACGAAACAGATATGTTTCTCAACGGTGATTATAAGGCTTCTACTGATAATTTAAGAGGTTGGGTGTCTGAAGTTTTAGTAAATGAGTTGTGTGGAATCTTGAATGAAGGAGTTAATCCTCCTGACAACGATCTCTGTACCTTCCTTAATTTCCCTAATAGTGAAATTAATATGGAAGCTCCACACTACATTGATGAAGTGCTACTTAAACGTAGCCTAACAGGACATCTCTTTAAATATCCAGATGGTTCTCTAAGACCACAAACTGATGGTCAACTGATGGGATCTATTACCTCTTTTCCTTTTTTATGTTTAGCTAATGCAGCTTTATGCCGCTGGGCTTTAGAATTAAGTGATAATAAGAGATATAGATTGACAAATTTTGAAGGTCCAGATCATGCTGAAAAATGCCGATTATTAATTAATGGCGATGACTGCACTATGCAAGGTAAGCGGGTATATTTGAGGAAAAATTGGTCTAAAATTACCAATTTTGCCGGTTTGACAACTTCTGTTGGAAAAACCCTTTTTTCTCTACCTGATAAACCTATTGTAGTTATTAACTCAGTGACCTTTGACTGTCCACCTCGTTATAGGAAGGATAGATCAACTGACCTCTTCTTCGGAGATTTTATCAAAGATGAAAAATCAAAATTTGTTGAGAGAAAGTATATCAATATGGGTATACTTCTTGGGAAAACCAGAAGTTCTATTAGTGGTGTTGATAAAGCCAAAGTGACTTATCATCAACTTGGGGCTCTTCATAGAGAACTACATGATAGTTGTCCTGCTAGCGTTTGGGAAGAAGTTTCTCGTAAGTTTATTGAAACTCATCGAGAAACTTTAAAGGCGTGCCCTGATATTCCTTGGATTACACCAGAATATCTTGGAGGACCTGGATTAGTACCAGATGGCGAAGTATCAGAAAAGGATTTAAGAGTCTTTTCTTATTTGATCAAGAAATGTAATCATAAACTCTATAAGGTTCATAAACCTATGACTGATATGGAGTGGAAGTTTCATGAGTTAATTCAAGAGAATTATAAGAAACTTGGGGTTTCCGAAGTTAGTTATGACCGACTAAGACTCGATAATGATATGCTCTTCGGTGGTGATGAACCTCTTGATTACGACATAGATGCCGAAACTGAAGCTTCGAAGTTTTACCGACTTCAGGTTGTTGATTGTCTTTTTTCTAATAAACTCAAGGAAATTTTCCATAAACAGAAAAATTCTAAGGGTTACGATAGAATTGTCTCTATGAGATATGAGAAGACATATAGAAAGAACAACAAAGCACATTGGAATGCTTATCGTCATTGTTGGGACGACTATTCGTTAGTCGTTCGTTCTTGGGATGATATAGTTACTCGTCGATTTACATCCGAGTATCCGGTTGTAGGCTCACTGCCCAAGGAGCTTTGGCTCCATTAAAGTGACTTGGCGGGACCAAAAGTCTCATGTAAGCGCTCTGCTGACTAGGAGAGGTTATGAATCCTGAAGTGCTGTATATGCACCAAGGAAGAGGGATATCTTTACGATATGTTAAAATGCTATGAGCGCCTTTTTAAACCTTAACTTAATCTGAAGTCAAGTAATACGCTATGAGACTATTACTAGTCCAACTCACAGCTGTGATTCAGAGAAGAAATTGAATCGAGGTTGGTTTCTAAGAAACCTCTTCTGAGATTTTATCAAAGAAGGAAAGGATGGAATACCTCC